ATCATCGCCGCAAGCACTGAAAGAAATCGACGCATCACAACGCTCCAATCAAACCCTGGCGTCGATCATCGCCTGTTAACCTTAACCAATCGTTGCGCTGCCTCATTCCCGCCAAACAAAAACGGCGCGGTATGGGTCCGCGCTGCATTTTGCTTAATTCCATCGGTGATCTGGATTCGGTTTCAGATGTCTGGTTTGCGGCAGCCGAGCGGCACGATGTCCCTTGCGGAAACCGGCTGGCGGATTTCAGAAAGGCCAATCGGGCAATCCGCGCGGTCGTCCGATGGGGTCGCGAAACAATGCCACACTCGCATGTGAGGCCCTCCTTGAAGGGCAGGCGGAGGCGCTGACGCAAAAGGCCGTTGATATGGCCTTAGGAGGCGATACGGTGCCCTCAAGCTTTGCCTCGAACGAAACGCCGCGCGCAAACCTCACGGCCGTTGATCCCGCCGCGCTCGTTGATCATCTCAAAATACGCTGCTTCTGCTTTCCCAATTGCCCCGCAGACTTCCAAATTTCCACTGCCAAAATCACTAGTGAACAGCCGCCAAGTCTTGGCTCGAAAAAGACAAAAAGAGAAATAGAGCGGCGTGACGAGCGGCGAAAAGGCTTAGCAGGGGAGGAACCGGAAAAAGGAGGCCGAACAGCGGCAGCGAGCTTGCTTCTGTTTCACAAATCACGGCTAGTGCGGAATCTCCAACGGTTGCCAACGGACCTATCCACAAGGTCACGCTTTGGCCACGTATCGAGAAATGCACGAAATTGGCAGTGATCCGGCACGGGTCCGCACACTTGCCCTCAGCATGCTCAAATTGGCCGAAACCGCGGATGACAAAGAAGGCGGGAAAAAATGAGCCGCGCTTTGCTGGACTCGCTAGAGCTACCACACTGGTTGATCTTGGCAGGCATATTGCTGCTGATTGCTGGCGTGATAGGGCTTGTGATCGATCGTAAGAGACTCCAGAAAGTCGCCGCTCCAAATGAGAACAGTGAGGCAAATGGGAACAGTGAGGCGCGCCCCCAATTGCCCCCGCTACCGGACCTTCTCGACTCCCGGCCGCGACGAGAACGCGACGGAGGTGGGTTAGAGACTTCGAAGAACGGTACGCCGCGATGATCGATGTCTCCTGGGGAGACGGAGAGTATTAGCCTGTGATCCTGTGATCCTATGACGGCCAACAAGATGCTTGATGGATGACCTATGCTTCAACGTCTCGGCAACGTGATCTACTGGATGGCGTGCGGCCTTGTTCTGTTGGTCGTTCTCTTCGGGGTGTTCTGGGGCGAGCTTGCGCCGGCCTTGATACTCGCCTGCCTTATCTGGCTCTCGGGCAAGGCCGCCCGATACGTGCTCGCTGGATAGGTGAAGAACGAACTTACGAACTTAGGAAGTTACGAACATGGCTGAACGTCTCGGGGACGTGATCTATTGGATGGCGAGCGGCGTTGCACTGCTGGTCGTTTGCTATGGGGTGTTCTTCGCCGTCATCGCGGCCCACCTCGGCCCATTGCTCGGGGGCTTGCTAGTCGCGATCCTTATCTGGCTCGCCGGCAAGGCTGCCCGGTATGTGCTCGCCGGATAGGTGAAGTTACGAACTGCGGGGCGAAGGGGGGCAAATGATCGGATTGAAGCGGATTGGAATTATTCTGAGCGTGTTGTGGGTCGTCGTCGGCGGGTTCTGGACCCGCGGCATAGTCTTTCACGACCTGGGCAAATTCGCCACGAACCAGCTCGACTGGTGCTTGAAGTTCGACCACAGCCGCAAGGACTGCAATGCAGAATTTGATGCCAACTGGAAGCGCGATGTCACGGATGTCGAGGTCAACGTGGAGAATGCGATCTTCACCTTCGTCCCGCTGCTTCTGGCGTGGCTGCTGTTCTACATCGTTGTCGGGCTGACCCGCTGGGTAGCTGCCGGGTTCAGGCAGGACGCTGAACGCAAGCTGTCTAACCGCACGCTGACATAGCAGTATGCTAGTACGCCAATGCGAGGGGGTGGGGTGCGCTGGGTATGTGGAATAGCGACCTTGATGCTGAACTGATGCGGCTCCGAAAACGGGGCCTCTCGTTTGGCCAGATTTCTGTGCGGATGGGCGTGACACGGGCCGCCGTGATTGGCCGGTTCAATCGCCTCATCGGCAACGTCTTCCCAAGCGACGCGGCGAGACTTCGAGAAAAGGCCGCTGACGCAAGGCGTCGGGCGGCTGCCCAACTCGAAAAGCAACGGCACTTGGCCAAGAAACTCAGGGCCGACATTGCCGCTGGCAAGAATCGAAACCGCGCCATCAAGGAAGCCTACGAAGCCCACGGTAAGAGCGATTGCCAAAGTTATCGGGGTGAGTTTCCAGCGGGTTCAGAAGATCACCACCGCAACGGGAGCGAAGAGGTAAGGGGGGCTCTGTCCTGCACAGCCTCGCTTGCGCGAATCTGGCAAATCAGATGTAGCTGCAGTGTCTGCGGGCACTAGGCTGCAGCTGATCGGGAAGCAATGCGGACCTTAATCGACAGGATGCCGTTGCGGGACGATGTGTGAGACGCCTGCCAGTTGGAGTTCTGGCGCAACATCCCTGGTTTCCTTGATCTGTTCGGTCCGCCGACAAAGCACTAACCGAAGCATTGATCTGACTCAGGAATTTGCCTGCTCGGACGCGTGGATTCACGCACGAGTCGCGTCGTGCTAGGATTTGCGGGGCATCCGACATCAATGAGGAGGCCACCAGGCAGCAACGCAAAGCACCCGTCGACGACGACGCGCTCGCCCGCCGCTTCTCGATTTCAAAATACGTCGACGGTCGATCGTGCCTCGTTCTTTTCCTCTGATGAAGCGCAGAATTGATGAACCTCAACGTAACCGATCCCGCAAAGCTGATGGCCGAGGACATCGTCAGCGAGGCCGATGTGGTCGATGAGCTAGTGGCCTGCACCAACGACCCAGCGAAGTTCGTCACACTGGCGTTTCCCAACGTCAAGCCGGAGCGGTGGCAAAGCCAGGTGCTGAAAGAGATCGGCGACCAGTTGGCCGAGAACGCGCGGCTCGGTTGCTTCAAGCCTGTCCAAATCGCCATCAGCTCAGGCAACGGCGTAGGAAAGTCCACTTTGATGGCGTGGGTTATTTTGTGGACACTGGCCACTTATGAGGACGCGCTCGGCGTTGCGACGGCCGGAAGCGAAGCCCAACTGCGGGTCAGGCTTTGGGGCGAACTAGCTCGCTGGTTCAGCCAGATGCCTGACTATATGCGCACCCAGTTCGAGCTTAGCGCGACTGCCATCTATTCAAAGCAGAACAACCACACCTGGCGCGTTGATGCGCGTGCAGGGAGTCCTCTCAGTCAAGAGAGTTTCTCTGGGTTGCACAATTATGGAAAGCGCGTTTTAGTTGTATTTGACGAGGCGTCCATGATCGCCGAGCCCATTTGGCGGGCGACGGACGGAATGTTGAATGACGCTGAGACGCAGACAATATGGATCGTGTGTGGCAACCCCGTCAGACTGGACGGCCGGTTTAGGCAGTGCGCTGCTGGCGGGAAGTTTGCAGGGCTTTGGAAGACCTTCCAAGTGGACTCGCGCGAGGTCAGTCTGACTTCGAAGGAGGCCATCGCCGGAAAAATTGAGTACTACGGTCTGGACAGCAATTATTGCCGCGTGCATGTGAGGGGCCTTTTCCCAACTGCGAGCGCAATGGGCCTGATCCCAAGCGATTGGGTTGAAGGGGCGTCGCTGCGCGAGTTCTTTGTTCATCCCGCCGATGCGGTCATTCTTGGCTGTGACGTAGCGTTAGGCCACGGCGAAGACAGCTCGGTGATCTACATCCGCCAGGGCCTTGATGGTCGGACACATCCCCCCCGCAAATTTCCCGGCCTGGACCCATTGCAATTCGCCTACAAGATCGCCGCCGCAGCGAATGAGCTGGGCGCCCAGGGGATCTTCGTTGACGCCGGCGGCGTCGGGGAGGGCACCGCTTCCAGGCTCAGGGAGTTGGGCCTGCCAGTGCATCCGGTTTATTTCGGCGCGAGGTCCGACTATCCGGGCGGCATCACGCGGTGCGCGAACAAAAGGTCGGAGATGTGGTGCGCGATGGCGCAGTGGTTGAAAAGCGGGGCCATCGTGAACGACGCCGAGTTGAAAGCTCAGTTGTGCGGCCCTGAATACTCGGAGAACGCGCAGGGCATAGTGCTGGAACGCAAGGAGGACATGAAGGCGAGGGGACTGGCGTCGCCAGACATTGCCGATAGCCTCGCGCTGACCTTCGCGGCACCAGTCTTCAGCCAGATGTCCGAGCTGCCCGGACCCGGCAATCACCTTGTTGTGAGCGAGTGGAATCCATTCAGCGATGAGAGCCTGCAGGGTCGTCCGCTGCCGGAAGCAAGGCGCCGGTATACCGCCCCTGGTTGGAGCAGCCTGAAGCCGGAGTGGGGGAACATGGACAACCCCGCGGATTGGGTGACGCCGGATGCGCCGCCAGGCGAGTGGCAGGAAGAGGAAGATGACGGATGGCGGCGGTGACAGCACCGGTTGATGGTCGCGCTCAAACTCCTTGGCCGCTGTGGCCATGGCCAATCACTCGCTGGGCCGATGGCCGTTTGCCGGGGTCCAGGAGATCTTCCCCGGCCTGGCATGGAGAAGCAGAGCGTGCGTACATCTCTACCTCAACCGAGGCGCACGTTCTCAGCAGATGATTTGCCAGAGCGGCCTGTAAATAGCTCGTAGCTGACCTTGGCGCCCTCGACCAGGTCGGAGTAGCCCGCCTTCTCAACGGCCGAGATGTGCACAAAAACATCGGTGCCGCCACCATCCGGCTTGATGAAGCCATAGCCTTTCGTGGTGTTGAACCACTTCACAGTCCCCATTGCCACTTCGATACCTCCTTCAAAGATTGATCAAAAACGACTCGAATAAACATGCGGCAATTATAGCAAAAAACCGCCGACTGTCAGGGCTGTCGGCGGGTTAGGCATTTGTCCAGTTCGCGGTACGCATACAAAATCCGCGAGCTTCAAAGATAGCGTGGCGGGGTTGACGGGCCGTTACCGCACCAGCCTTCTAGTGTGGCTCGCCAGCTTTTGCCTGGTCGAGATCGCGCTGAAGGTCTCGCCACTACCCGAGGCTGGACTTACCGCTCTGCAGCGACGAATTAATCCTCCCAAGGTACCACTTTTACACAGACGGCCATCTCTCAGCGGCGCACGGTGTCGTTGCGGAGGGCTTCACATGGACGCCGTGGACCAGTGCTTCCTCCTCGCGGCTGCGACG